CTGAGAACTTCAAGACCTATGACGAACTGAAGGCAAAGTTGAACAAGGTTCTTGGTGCTGGTGGCGTTGCTGGTGCAACTGCTACTCGGATTGATGACGAGGAGGCTGATGCTCCTGTTGTTCGTTCTGCTCCTGCCAAGAAAGTGACGGCTGAAAGTGTCAGCGTCGATGACGACGATATGGCGTTCTTTGAGCGTCTGGCAAAAGACTAAACATCGCTTATAAGCACGGTGTGCGTTCCATAGTGATGTTTGGGGGGACTAGAAATAGTCCCCCTTTTTTTATGCAATAATCGCTGAAGTAAATGATGTTGGGTGAGCAAAATCTCTTGATATTGCTCGATTAAATGCATTTTCATCTGATCTAGTTGATGCTTTTTGCATTGGCTGGTTTGGTGGTGGAGTTGCTTGTTTACCGCCGCCACTCGAATTATTGACTACCATTGGTGCTGCTGTTGGTGGTGCCGCTTGTGCAGTCATTTGTGATGATGCCAGTTGAGCAGAACCTTGAGCAACTTGATTTCCTGTTGTACTTACTACAGGAGTTAATTGCGCACTACTAGAAGGAGCTGCAGCGACCATGGAAGGTGCTGCTGTTGAAGGTGCTGCAGCGACCATGGAAGGTGCTGCTGCAGGAGGTGCTGCTGTAGTTGAACCGCCACCACCACCACCTCCACCGCCTCCACTAGCTGGTGCACCAGCAGAGGCAACGAGACCACTCTCTCCAGAATATGCATTCACTTTAGCAAGAATTTCTGCGCCATAACCTTTTGTTAAATCTAGATTACCACCAATTGCTTTTGTAACTGCATAATTTGCTGTCTTTTGATCTGCAAAATCTTGCTTACCCTTTAGAGCTGTCATCACATATGACGCAGAGATTTTGGCTGCAACTGTAGGGTCATTGGCTAAATCTGGATTTTTCACAAGATCTTCACCAACCTTTTTTCCATAAAATCTGTAATTATTTTTGCCAGTTAATTGAATGTATCCTCTACCGCGATACTTAAATCCATCTCCAGGTTCAGTATTGCCCATTGATTGTCCAATTGACGTATCCTTACCATACATCAACTCACCCATCGATGTTGGACTAGATTTAATTTGTGTCAATTGTGCATCATCGTATCTTGCTGCACGCTTTCCAAAAATTTTGCGAATTCTATCAAGAGCTGTATTCTTGTAATTCATATTTTCAGAAATTGGTTTAAAATTAGATTCTTTTTTAATATTTGCGAGCAAGGCAATTTGAGCAAATTTATTATTCAGACCAGCCTCTTGCATTGCAATATTGATAGGTGATCCAGTCATATTTTTTATATCACTACTCACTGACTTATCTGTTTCTGCAAGACTTTGAGTTATACCTGCTTCAGTTGAAGATACATCAATAGACCCTCTGCTGCCGAAACCACCACCTCCACCGCCGCCGCCAGTTGCAGCAGTTACAGGACCTGATCTCGCAGATGCAGTTGCTGTTGAAACAGTTGATGATCCAGGCATTGCACCTCGATTGGCTGCACTTACAGGAGAGGCTGGTGGTTTAGTTGCTGGTGCTGGTTTTACTTCACCAGTGCTTTTTGTAGTTTGCACTTTTGGATCATATAATTGTTTCTCAGCATCTGATAGAGCAGAAAACTCGCTCCACAACGAATAAAGATCATAAGCCATCCACAAACTACCAACAACAGTTACCGCAGAAGCAACCCAACCAACGCCTGGAACAACTGCCATGCCACCTGCAAGTGCCAGTCTCGCGCCAATCTTGGCGAATAGTTTAGGTGCTTTTTTCTTCACGAAGTTTACGAAAAGATCCCACGCTTTTGATTTGACATTCTTTACAACTGCAGTTTGTCCTATTTTATTTGCTGCAACTGCGCCACCAGCCGCACCAGCTACACCAGCAGCTGACGCAGCTGCTTGTATCTTAATATCTTTTTTCTCAGCAGCGATTTGATCGGCGATTATCTTTTTTTCTTCTGGAGTTTTTGCCTCCATTGCTTGTTCTTTTAGAGCCTCACCACCTTGAACCTCAAGGTTAGGATCTCTAAATGAATCAACTGCTTGATATGCGAGAAAACCACCAGCGGCTGCACCCAATAAACCACCCATACCACCAAGACCACCACCACGACGAACACCACCACGACGACCACCACGAAGACCACGGCGACCGCCACGACGACCACCACCACGACGACCACCACCAAGACGACCAGGAATAAAATCAATAAGATCTCCAAATCCTAATCCGCCATCATTTTTATCTAATAAGTCGTCAAGTTTTTTATGAATTGTTTTATTTTCTGGTTCGCCAAGTGTTTTTAAAATGCTCTCTATCGAATCAGCAATGCGAATCATTGGATCTTCATCTGCTGCAATTGCTGCGCTCAATGCATCTGTTCTAGATACACCTGCGTTTTTTCGTTTTACTGCACCAGTTTCTTTAAACTGTGCAAAGGTTGCATCTGAACTTTTAGCAAATTTTCCTTTAGCATCTCGATATAAGGTTTTTCCAGTTTTTGGATCAATCTCTGATTTAAATCCTCTATTTACAAGAGTAAATTTTGCAAGGGCGCGTACATTTTTTTTAATCTCTACAATATCACGCACTAAATTTTTAAAACCTGAGATATCATCTCTTTTTTTGACACTTTTTATTTTGTCTTTATCATTTTTTTTATCTAGATCGAACTTTGCTCGAGCTTCTTTAACTCGATCAGCAGATTCCATTTTTTCAAGACCGAGATTTTTAAACAAATCACCTAAATCTTTTCCAAGTAGACCCTCAAAAAATGCTTGTCGACGACCTGTCGTCCCTTTTATCGCAATGGCATATTCTTTTGCCATTTCAGACCTTGCTGATGCTGATGCAAAGGCACCTCCGATAAGCCCCTTTCCTTCTCTTGCAGCTGCGGCTGCAGCATCTGCCGCTTTTTCATATGCAGCTGAACGCTGTGAACCTTTAGAGGATTTTTTATTCTTTGCAACTTCTTTGATGATACTATCCAAAACACCTTTTGGTGCATTTGGTAATTCTTTCTTTAAAGTTTCTTGTAATTTTTTTGGATCTATTTCCATTTATTTTTATCTTCTGCGTTGCATTTCTAACATCTTCATCTTTTCATTTTGCTCTTTTACCATCTCTTGTAGCATAGTTATGTAAATTTGTTTTTCCCAAGGTATCAGATTATCTAACTCACTTAAAGAATACTTATGATGTTGCATCAATGAAAAATTAGTTGTATAGTAATTTTTCAAGTTCTCATAACCAAGAATTAATCGAAAAAACTTAGAATACCCTCCACATGCACATTATGCACGAATTGACATTTGCTGCATGTCAGTTCCTGTTCTAGAACTACACGAGGGCTGGTTAAGAAAAACTGCTTGATATTTTGCACTTGATCAAGCGTTAAATTATCAAAGAATGCCATTAATTCTTCTTTTGTGACAGAGTTTTTTTTGTAAATTTGATCTTGATCATAGATATAATCAAGATACTCTGCAATTATCTCATATCCACCATCATCAAATTTATCATCTAATGCTGCTTGTGGAATCGATATCGATGGATAATTAAACTTAACTCCCACATTTTCTGTTAATTTGATAATACTAGAATGATGTTCTGTATCTTGATACTTGATATTTTTTAATAGAAGATCAAATTCTGTAGCATGACCACATTCTTTATCCTCTACAACATTGTTACATGTATGGATCATCTGGGCTGTTTCGCCGACTGAGTTAATTCGCAGATGTAAAAAGAACATCTCAACATCAAATGTTGGAAGATTGTCGACATCTATTTCATCTATACAACAATTTGTAATGATTTGTTTGATAGTTGATGTGATTTCATTTAAATTGTCTGCTTCTTTTGCAATCAAAAGAAGTTTTTCTTCTTTAACAAGAAATGGTCGAAAACGAATATTCTTATCAAGCGATTTTAAATACACTTCATGTATAGGATGTTCAATTTTTGGCAAAGGCATAATTTACTCCACAGTTTAAAAATTAATAACTACCACTTGCACCACCACCAGCAAATCCTCCCCCTTCACCACCTTTAAAGGGTGGTTGTGGTTGCGTTGTTTGCGGTCTTGATGATGGTCGTTGATTGGTGACAGGTGGTTGAGAACCAGAGGCAGGTTGACTTGGATTCGATGGGGTTCTACCATCTTTATATACTGCTCTCTCTAGATCACCAGTTAACCAGTACTCATATCTAAATGTTACAGCGAGACGATGAATTCCATCATCTGCCCAATTTAAACTCATTGGTGCAATTGATGTGGGAAATATATTGTAGAATTGCACTTTGTACATGATTATTGGGCGATAATCTTCTCCCTCAACTCCTTGGGTTGTAGCCTCTGCAAATTGATTGATTTCAAGCGATGGAGCTAGATATGCAATTCTATAGTTTGGATTATAACTTGTATCAAATGGAATAACAAGATTTAGCCATTTATCGAATAATTTTTTCTCCCAGAAATCGCCAGAGCAAATAAATGTTAATGTTAGATCTCCAAATGTAGGAAAAGAGGCAACTGGTGAAGAAACACCATAGTAGCGACCGTCGACGGTATTTACAGTATATCCTGGGAGTTCTGTTGTTTCGCATTGAAAGCGAAGGTCAGTAGCATCTAAACCTAATCTGGTTGGCGCAGTAATTCTAACATCGAATTTCGAAGTTTTTGCGAAATCATTGTGTTTTGCAAAATGATCTCTAAATTGATTTATATTAAATGCCATTAAGATCTATACACCATCTTTTCAAAAGGAAGAAATATTGCTGTTTCCCAATTATCTGGCTCGATATAAATTAATGGAGACATGATATGAGAAAACAAATAACGCTTTATGCAAGGTTCAATTAATCGATATCTTCTAGATTTAGAGAGTAAATCATATGACAATCTAAACTTTGTCGTATCATCATATTTATCATTACTTATAAAGTCATGTAAACGATCTAAAAGAACTAAACGACTTGACGGGTCTAAGTAATGTAGATTTAATCCTAGGAACCCATCACTATATGTTTCCATAGGAAGAACCAGTGGAAATTTGTCCCACATCGGAAGAATGTCTTTAAGTTTAGGGTCATAATGATACAGGTACATTCTTCCCACAAAGGCTTGCGAAGAAATTCTTTTTGCATCATTTAGAAGATTAGATCGATTAGACGGAATCTTGAGTTTTGAGAGCTGTGCTCCAATAAATCCACGAGCTGCCTCGGTGCGAGGTTTAATGCCTGCGGCTGTCATCTCTTTATTCAATTTATCAAATAATGATGGCATTAGATACCTATATCTTTTTCAGTAACAACCTTAAACTGCCAATTTCGATCTTTACAGTATTCTACAGCAGCCTTCCATTTTGCTTCATTTACACCCCAAGTCATAACCTCATTGATGTATTTTCGAGTTATTTTGCTTCTTTTCTCTGGGGGTTCAGCCTGACTTTTTGGCTTAACTTCGAGAATCATCGCCTCTAGAATCCCTTGTTTGTTCCGAACTCTTGCAAAAAAGTCAGGAAAATATCGATGCCAACGATTGTCTATTGGAGATAAATAAGGTATTATAATCTCCTCATTAGACCATTCAATTACATTTGAATTTATATCCAAGTGTGTCATAACTCGGCGTTCCCACAGAGATCTATACCAGATGTTTGTAGGATCACCTAAATATTTGTTAGTATTCTTAGGACTAAATTTACCAGAGTAAGCCATGCATTTATTTAGTAGAGAACAATATAATGTCAATTATTGATTTAAAAATTGCAAGAGGTCCAAATAAGCTCTTCGAAGGAACTAATTTTGATTTTAAAGATTTAAGATTTCCTCCAGGCGTTGGTAATAATCCAAGGCTATTACATTCTATAAAATTTACTCCTACTGTTCAGAATAAATCTAGTTATAATGTAACAAAAACGACAGGTCCAAGTGCGGCAGATGTAAATCGAGCGGGTGGTGCGCAACTCGGAAGTAATACAGATCCATTTGGTGTTGGTTCTGCTTTAGGAATTACAGCGGGATTAACTGCAATTGGCGGTATAGCTGCAATAGGGGAGGCGGTTAATGATCTCTCGAAAGGTGATATTGGTGATGTTGCTAAAGTTGGGATCAATGCTGCGGGTGGTATTGCAGCAGGTGGTTTGAAGGGTGCATTAGCTGGTGGAATAATTAGTGCAATTGATCTAACGAGAAAAACTCGAAGAGCTGCAGGTTCAATTACTCTCTATATGCCCGATACTGTAACTCAAACTCAAGTAGCGAACTATGATGCAGTTTCTATGACAGAGGCTTTTGGAGATGCTGGATTGATAGCGCAAGCAGGTGGTACTGTAATTAAAAGTGCGATTGCTGCAGCAGAGTCAGATAGCATTAATTTCGGTCAAACACCAGGTTCAGGTGCTATAGCAGAGGCTGGTGCGAAAGTTGCAGGAGCAACTGGAGCATTTGGTGGAAATATTGAAAAAGCACTTTTATTTTCTGCTGGAGTTGCGAAAAACCCACAGGTTGAATTACTATTTGAAAACATTGCAAATAGAGAATTTCTTTTCGACTTCAAGTTTGTGCCAAGAAATCCACAAGAGTCGAAAGATATTATTAAAATTATTCAAACCTTTAGATTTTTTGCTGCACCTGAAATTCCAACATTAGGAAAAGGTCGCTATTTTATACCACCATCAGAATTTGATATCCAGTTTATGGTTGGCAATAAAATAAATCCAAATCTTCCTCTTATCTCAACATGTGTGTTAGAAGGCATTGATGTAAATTACGGCAGCGCAGGACAATGGACTGCATTTTTTGATGGTATGCCAGTTGAAATTTCAATGCAGCTTCGATTTAAGGAAGTCGAAATTTTGCACAAAGAACTTATACAACAAGGTTACTAATGAAATACTTCGAAAGTTTTCCTGGAACAATTTATACATTCGATAAGAATACTTTAAACAATCAACTTGTAACAAATATTCTTGCAAGATCTACATTTTTAAAGGAAATTGCAAATAATAGTAGCATTGCATATGAATACGAGGTAAAAGAAACCGATACTCCAGAGATTATTGCATATAAGATTTATGGTGATGCAAATCGAAGTTGGATCATCCTTTTGTTTAATCAAATTATTAATCCTTACTACGATTTTCCATTAAAAAATGATGCGCTTGAAACATTCATTCAACAAAAATACAATCAAACAATCAATGAAGCACTTACAACGATTCATCATTATGAAAAAGAGGTAACACAAGAAACATTTTATGGGCAATTATTGATAGATAAATCAACTCAAACATACAGTATTGGTGAATTTGATGTAGATTATTCGGATAATTCAATAATACCTAACACGCTTCCTGGTACAGCAGATACATCTTTACCTATAAGTATAGAAACTGTAGTTTTTCCTGAATATACTTTAAAAATTACTACTATACATAAAGCAATTTCTAATTATACAAATGAATTAAACATAAATGATGCAAAACGATCAATCAAAATCTTAGAAAGTGTATATGTTCAACAAGTTGAAGATGAATTTAGGAGTTTAATGGCTGATGGCAGATAATGGTGTAAATAACTCAAAAGACTATGAGATAAAGAGTCTAGAGTTAATTAATTCTGGTGGTCAAACGATCGATTTGCGAGACATTTTTGTTGAATTGCAAATTTTTCAAGACATCTATTCTTCTGTCATGAGTGGAAACATACTTATCAATGATGGTAATGATACTTTCTCTAATTTTTATTTGTGCGGTAATGAATATCTAAAGGTAAGCATCGACAAACCTGGATTAAATCGTCCATTAGAAAGACTTTTTAGAATTTACAAAACTACAGATAGAAATCCATCGACTGATTCGGGTCAAACATACCTTCTTCATTTTTGTTCTGATGAATTGATATCATCACAAACACTAAATGTGAGTAAAGCGTATAAATCGACTAAAATTAAAAATATTGTTTCAGATATTCTATTAAATGAACTAGGTGTTGATCCGCAGAGAATTGCAAATTTAGAAGATACTTCTGGATCTTTTGATCTAGTTATTCCTGGGTATAGACCATTTGAAGCAATTCAATGGGTAACTTCTCGTGGGTATGATCAAAAGAAATTTTGTTATTTCTTTTTTGAGAATAAAAATGGGTTTAATCTGATATCGTTACAAACCATGATTAAACAAAAACCATATAAAAAAATTAGATATGAGATTAAGAAATCACAAAGTGATCCAGCATTAAATAAAGATTCGATTGACGATTTTACTATTTTAAGTGATTTTGATATGCTAACCTCAATATCAAATGGGTCATTCTCTTCTCGATTGCTATCGATTGACATATTCTCGCAAAAATTTGAGAATGTTGATTATAATTTGCTTGCAGCAGAAAGCCAAGGAAATTTAATAAACAAATTTAAACCTGTAAATTCATTTAAAAATTCTAAGAATGAAACTCTTTTCAATTCACCATTTTCATTCTATAGAACTTACCTGACAACCAATGATACTATCTCAGAAAAAAGTAATGATATTAAATTTTGGTTATTACCAAGAGCATTACACATGACGCTACTGAATCACTTTAGAATTCGAGTTGTAGTTCCTGGTGATATTGAGATGAAAGCAGGTGATATGATTGATTATGAATTTCCTTTATTTGAAAGTGCTCAAACAGGCGGTAAAAAATTCGATAAAGCAAGAAGTGGTAAATATTTGGTTGCCTCGATCAATCATAAATTTAGAAGCACTTCATATGAATGTGTTGCAGAATTAGTTGCTGATTCTTTTTCTGAAGCAATGCCTGTAGCAAAAGATGGATTAAATAAATTGACTAAAAAAGGTAAATAATTAAGTTATGCCAGGAGCAAAAAAAAGTTTTATTGGACTTGAAGGATTTATCTGGTATATTGGCGTTGTTGAAGATCGCCAAGACCCAGAGCAACTTGGTCGTGTCCGCGTTCGCTGCTTTGGTTGGCATACGGATGAAAAAAGTAAAATTCCAACAGAGCAATTACCTTGGGCGCATCCAGTAATTCCTGTTAACAGTCCAAATGCATATACACCGAAAGAGGGTGATATGGTTTTTGGGTTTTTTATCGATGGCGATAATGCACAGAACCCTGCAATCATGGGTGTGCTTCCAGGAAAGCCTGATGGCAAACCGAACTATACAAATGGATTTAGTGATCCAAGAACAAGTTTTGGGTCAGCACCAAATAAACCAGATGATCCTGCAGAAGCATATCCAAAGGGTAAGTATCTCAAAGAACAAACTACAAATCGTCTTGCTCGCGGCAAAGCAGATTCAACTGTAATTGCTACAAGAAAAAAGAATCTCAAGAAGAACATCGTTTCAGCAGGTGGAGTTTCTTGGAGCGAACCACCTCCTGCGTTTGCGCCAAAGTATCCATATAACAATGCTCTTGAAACTGAATCGGGGCATGCATTAGAATTCGATGATACTCCAGGTCAAGAGCGTATTCAATTGGCTCATCGTAAAGGTTCGTTCATTGAAATTGATCGAGATGGTAACGAAGTACACAAAGTTGTAAAAGACAATTATGAACTTGTGATGGGTTCCGACTATGTCTTTATCAGTGGTAAATGTTCTGTCACAGTTGGTGGAGATTGCAATCTAAAGGTTGGCGGTAATATGAATGTAGAAGTTGCTGGTGGCATTAATATGTCAGCTGGTGGCGATATTCGTATGAAAGGCAAGAGTGTGTTTGTAGAATCAACTGCAACTATGGATTTGAAATCTGGATCTACAACGAGCATCCAATCTTCAGGTAAATCAAGCATCAAGGGCAGTCAAGTTGCTCTAAGTGGCAGCAGTGTAGAGGTAGACGGAACTCTCAACGTTAAGTCTGGAACTAACTTGAAGGCAACTGGTGCAGATTCACGAGGCGATTCTCATAATCTAAGCGTTTCTGGTTCTGGTGCTTCTTCTGCATCGAGTGCCGCTGGTGCTGGTCTTTCTGCGGGAGGAATGGCTCCAGAAGTATCTGATCTTCAGGCTGCAACCGACGCAAATAAGGCTATTGAATCCTCAGTTAGTGCCGCTTCTTCAGTTGCGGCTGCGACTTCTGCTGCAGCCGCTGCAATTACTTCTGCATCAGATTCTATAGTTTCTGTTGGATCAACAATTGGTAAATCTGTTGCAGGAATTACAGAAACTATCAATAATGTATTCACCGATATAACTAAAAACGCAGACGTAATTATTAAAGATTTTAGCAGTAAATTGCCAATCGGAGAATTGACACAGAAGGTGCAAATCTTCGAAGGTGTTGTTAATATGAAGCGAGGTGAAATATTATCTCTCAAGGACGACTTGAGAAATGTAGTCATAGATAAAATCGGCAATATCGATGAACTATCTGCACTCAGAAATATTGAATTTAATGTAGATTCAGATCTACTACCACAGAAATTAACTGAAAAAATTCAAACGGTTCTTGGCAAGCGAATTTATCCTTTAACAGAAAGCATCTCTGCGGTCGATCAACAAATAACAAATGAGATAGACAGAACGTTGAATAGATTGATCTAAAATCGCTAATAAATAACATATAATTCTGCACTCACGGAAACATCAAAATAATGAGTTCGATCGTTCGAAAATTCTCTGATCTAGATCTTAATTTTTCAGCTCATCCTGTAACAAAAGATGTGATAAAAAAATTGAATGATAATGCGATCGCAGGTTCAATTCGAAACCTATTGCTAACCTCGCATTATGAGCGTCTATTTAATCCAGAACTTGGATCAAATCTTAAAAAGATGCTATTTGAACCAATCGATAATATCACCACCTCTATTATACAAGGAATGATACTTCAAACTATAAAAAATTATGAGCCACGAGTAACAATTGAAGATGTCATTGCAACACCAGATTATGATAACGATAGATACGACATTAAAATTGTATTTTTTGTAAACAATACTTTAGAGCCGATCACGGTCTCTTTTTTCCTAGAACGGGTAAGATAACATGGCAAATGTTGACTCAAAACTAAAAGTTGCAGAATTAGACTTCGAAGCAATCAAGTCTAATCTAAAAGGTTTCCTTAAATCTCAATCAGAGTTCAGTGACTATAACTTTGAAGGTTCTGGTTTGTCGATTTTGCTTGATGTTCTTGCTTACAATACTCATTATATGGGCTATTATCTGAATATGGTCTCGAACGAGATGTTTATCGATACCGCAATCAAACGCGAATCAGTTGTTTCTCACGCAAAACTACTCGGATATGTTCCTCGTTCACGAGTTTCTCCTCGTGCATTGATTGATCTAGAAATTACTCCAGTTCAAAATGATTCGAATAGCGCGATTGCTATTCCACGATTTACTAAATTTGTTTCTGAAACTATCGACGGTCAAAATTTTATTTTTGTGAATCCTGCTACTAGAGTTGTCTCTAAAAATTTAAGTACTGGATTATTTGTTGTTGAGTCTCTAGAAATCAAAGAAGGTCAGCCAAACGGCATAACCTTCTCATATAATTCTCAAACTAATCCAAAGCAGATCTTTGAATTACCAGATATTGGCATTGATACATCAACACTTCAGATTAAAGTACAACGATCAGCTCAAAATGCTAATCAAGAAACTTATATACTCGCCGAAGATGCTACGAATGTAAACGAGGATGCTGCTGTTTATTATCTAGAAGAAAATAAAAATGGAAAATATCAAATTTCTTTTGGTGACGATGTAATCGGTAAGGCATTAGTTGAAGGAAATATTGTTATTGTCTCATATTTGATTACATCTGGAACACTAGCAAATAATTTGAAAGAATTTAGACCTCTAGATACTATTTTAAATGGAGCAACGGTTGTCACAACTCTAGTTAGTGCCTCTACTTCAGGCGCGGCAGCAGAAAATATCGAAAAAATTCGTTTTACTGCGCCAAAAGCATTTATTTCTCAAAATAGAGCAGTGACAAAAAACGATTACATTGCTATTATTAATCGTGAATATCCATATTTTGAAGCAGTTAATGTGTGGGGTGGTGAAGAGAATATTCCACCAGTGTATGGTAAGGTATTTTTCACTGCAAAACCACTTGGTGGCTATGAAATTACTACAACTGAGATTGAATTTGTAAAAAATTCTGTAATTAAACCATATTCAGTGCTTACTGTTACACCTGAATATGTTGAAGCGGATTATAATTACCTTAATCTTGATGTCGAAGTCAATTTTGATCCGACAAAAACAGATAAAACGGCTGGTGAGATTGATGCTGCAGTAATTTCAGCGATTAGATCGTATGCAAACACTAATCTAAACAAATTTAACTCTTCATTTAGAGTTTCACAGCTGTCAAGAGCAATAGATGACGCTGATCCATCAATTATAAGCAATGATGTGAAGGTGTATCTAGAAAAACGATTTGCTCCAGATGTAAATCGCACATTAAGTTATACTCTTGACTTTGGAACTGAATTAAAACAAGGCACAACAACCGAAAGAATTCTTTCAGCTCCATCATTTAAGTATAATGATGATTCTGGAATTGTAAGAGACTGTTTTATCGAAGAAGTTTTGCAATCATTTACTGGAGTAGAATCAATTGATGTTGTAACTGGTGGAAGTGGTTATATTTCTACACCAACAGTTGTAATCAATGGTGATGGCACTGGTGCTTCTGCGAGAGCATTGATTGTAAATGGTGCTGTAAAACGAATTGAGGTTACTAATCCTGGAACTGGATATACCTCTGCAACCGTTTCAATTAGCGGTGGTGGTGGTTCGGGTGCAATCATCAAAGCAAGTCTTGAAGGTCGTATTGGTCGTTTAAAAATCTATTACTTTGACACTCAAAATGTAAAGAAAACATTAAATGATAATATCGGATCTGTTGATTACACTGGCGGAGTTGTAACTTTAAATAGTTTTGCGCCAGTAGAGATCTCTGATGCGTTTGGAACATTAGTCCTAAAAGCAATTCCTACAAAAAGAGTATTTTCTTCAATTAGAAATAGACTTACTGTTTTAGATATAACTGATCCAGCTTCAATTGTAACAAAAATTAACGCTGTGGTAGAGTCATAATATGACTGCAACTTCGAAAACAATATCTTCATTAATTAAGTCTCAAGTTCCAGACTTTATTAATGCTGAACACCCAAAATTTAAGAGATTCTTAGAGCTGTACTACACTTGGCTTGAGAATAATTCAGCCAATGGAATCTCCAATACCGCTGGTAATACAATTTACCATGCAATGGGCATAGAAAATTATAGAGATATTGATCAAACACCACCAGAATTTATAAAGTATTTTAAGCAAGAATTGCTTCCACATTTTCCAGAAAATACTGCTCTCAGCACAGAAAAGATTCTAAAAAGCGCAAGAGAATTTTATAATAAAAAGGGAACTGATGAGTCAGTTCGTTGGTTATTTAAAGCATTATTTGACGAAGATATTGAGATAACATTCCCAAAAGAATCGATCTTAAAAACATCAGATGGTAAGTGGATAAAACCAAAAGCATTTCGAATTAATATTTCGGAGTCTAATAAAAATCTAGATGTAAATCTTCTTGAGAAACGATTGATTCGAGGAGTTGAATCTGGCGCGACTTGTATTGTTGAATCTGCAAATAGAAATATTGATCCAACAAATGGTCGTGAGATCATGGAGATCTACATTTCTAATATCAAGCAAAATTTTAATAATGGAGAATTCATTGAAATTGATTACTTAGATGGAAATGGTATTGCAAGGGTATTCAGTGAACAAATTATTGGTACTCTCTCAAACATTCGAGTCGATTCAAATATTCGTTCAGACCCACAACAGCGACGCCGTGGATTATTATATAATGTTGGTGATCCAGTTGTGGTTACTGGTGGTCTTAGAAATTCTGCAGAAGCAGATGATGCTATAGCAATTGTTGGTAATGTTACACTCGGTTCTATCGAAGCAGTAACAATGGGTTTCCCTGGATATGGTTATCGTCTTTACTCAAATACAGAAACAATTGTCTTAAGAAGTATTGGTGATGATCCAAATTCAAATCTTTCTACTGATTTGCGCGTTTTAGCATTAAATTTAACTGCGTGTACATCAAACAGCCAGCGTAATTTCATAGAATCTATCACTTATGATAAATCAGTTATTGATTACTTATCTGATACCGATATTGGAAATGCTAATCTTGCAGCATTTACAACGAACAATAGAAATTCGTTGATCAATGTCACTGAAAATGATAAAGATGACCCGTATAATAACTTTGAAGAAATTTGGGCAAATGGAACTAACTTTTTTGATGCATTGTTTACTGCTAAAATAGCAACACCAAATACCAGTATATTTGGTGTTGGTGGAGTTAGTGCAAATACTGGTAATTTATTAGTTTATGATGTTTCGAACACTGGACCACTTGCAACAGTATTAACTGGTGCTCAAATAAACACAAAAAACACCACTAAATCTTTTATATTTAATAGTGTGACAAATGCAAGTGTTCCTGCAAATGCAAATAGTCTGATTATTCAGTGTTTAGATTTTGAAACTGTAAATACAGGTGGTGTTGCTCTTGTATCTGTGCTAGATGGTGGTGCAGGATTTAGAACAGAACCATCGATTCAGATTACATCTCATTATGATACACATTTATCTGAGCAATATAATTATGAAACGCAAAAATTATTAAAGAAAACATATTGGCAAACATTTAAAGACCTTGGTTTAATTGCACATGTTTCTATTGAGAATGGTGGTAGTGGATATGTTATTGGAGATGGATTGCGATTTACTGGTCGTGGATATGATGCTAATGGATATGTTCAAACTGTTGGTGCAAATGGAGCAATCACATCAGTAATATTAGATAATAGAGGTGAGGGTTATTATGCACGACCATCAATCGCCGTTCAATCTGGCGGTGGTTCTGGTGCAGTTTTCACTGGTTATTTGTTTGGTGATGGTGAAACACACTCTATTGAAACAAGTGCTCTTGGTCGCATTAGAGACATTCGTTTAGTTTATCGCGGATTTGACTATGTTAATACTCCAAATGTTTCATTAAAAGTTGTAGACACAGTAATCAATCCAGTTCCAGAAGCCAATACATTTACAGAAAATGAATTTATTTTTCAAGGGGCATCACTTGTCGCTTCAACTTTCCGCGCTAATGTGAAATCATATAATGCTACTTCGGGAGTATTACGACTTTTCAACTTCTCTGGCGCGATAAACAATACAATAGATTTGATCACATCAAGTGGTGTTTTTTGTAATGTAAACACATCTGCGAATGTTCCCGCTCCCGCTCAATATCCATCATCTATTATCGATATTGGATTACCAAATCCAATGTACTACGGTAATGGTCGAGCAAAAGCCAATGCTCTATTTGCTAATGGACTAATCGAGTTTAATGGATTTTTCTTAAACACAGACGGATTCTTAAGTGCAGATAAAGTTCTGCAAGATGATACTATCTATCACAATTTCTCATATATTATACAATCAGATAAAAATCTTGTTGATTTTGAAACACCAATTAAAAATATTGTTCATCCGTCTGGTCTAGAATTAATTTCTAAGACTATGATTCGATCGGAAGAACAAGTCGATATTCCAGTGTTTGCAAATGTTGATTTAATAATGCCTGGAAATGGAACATCAAATGTGCAGGTATCTAATTCTTACTCAAACATAGTTACTGGGAATTCAACATTGTTCTTACCAAATGTTGGAAGTATTAATTATTCGAATACACGAGTAAATGTTGGTGATTTATTGATTATCTCTGATTCTACAAGATTGCCTATCTCTAAAATTGTATCAAATGTTACAAGTAACACTCAACTTGAGGTTTTTGGTGATTTTATTTACGCTGGACAGGGATTAGTCAAGAGCAATGTTCAATTTACTAATCTCACAGGGACTGTAAGTACAACCAACAGTAACAATGTTATTGTTGGTATAGGAACTTCGTTTAACACACAATTAATTGCAAATAATATAATTAAAGTTAATAACGAAATAAGAGAAGTCATTACTGTTACAAATGCATTACATTTAATTGTGAACGCAAATTTAAACTTTACTTCCTCTGGAAATACACTACAAAAACTTGCAAATACAACACTCGTTGTCTATGGTAATACAAATGGTGTATATGAGATGGTGCAGGCAGGAGACAATGTTTCATTTAATATTGCAGCAGCCAATGTAATGGGTGCTCAAACTGGAACTGTACAAGTATTTACGACAAACACTCAAGTTATTGGATCATCTACTGTGTTTTCAACTCAACTTAAAGCCAATGATGTTGTAATGATTAATGGTCAGTTAAAACAAGTAATAAATATCGCTAATAACACAATGATGAATGTCAATTCTGCATCTATATCTGCGCAATCGGGTATAATTTACTTTAAACAAGCAACCAGCCAAAATGCTAATGTTCTTTCTGTTTCTGGAAATAACATCTCATTGAATATTGCTTATAATGCGAATGTATCAAATCTTGTGTATCTTGTTGTACCAAACCTAGCAATTGAGAATTATGATTTTAAAGTCGTATCTCTTTCAGTATATTGAGGAATAAATGAAATCTTTACTCACACCGCTATTCAGTAATTTTTTGATAAATGATATCAAAGATCATTTTGCTAATGATGCAAATACATTTATTTTTGTCGGTCGCTCGTTAAACTTTGGTTCTAACGCAGCAAATCTACCCGAAATTGTTTGGTCAACCAATGAACAAAATCAATTATATCGAGAAATAGTCGGTGCTAAAAAAATACAAGCCTCAGACATACAACCAGTAGTTTCTAGAGTCGATTGGGCTGCAAATACAAAGTATGACTCATACGATAATAATGTTGAATTGACCTCATACATAGATTTTTTCAATATCGGAACTGCAAATTCTAACTCAAATACAGTTCTATCTGGCACGGCAAATATTGCAGGATCCAATGTATTGATAGGAAATGGAACATCGTTTACAACATTCTTATTTCCTGGTGATCTAATCTCTGTTAATTCGTCAATCAAATCTGTTGTCTCTGTAACCAATAACGATCATTTAATTGTCAACAGCGCATTTGTAAATGTGAATACTGGTGCATCAATCACTAGAATTGCGAATGCTAGAGTTGTAGTCGCAAATAGTGCTGCATTTATCGGTAATGTTGAAACGGGTAATGTCATTGTAATCGGAAATGATGCAAGAGAGGTTGTTGCTATATTAAGCAATAAAGTTATCTCGTTGAATGCTAATTTAACATACTCCAATTCTAATGTGACTGTTTCTAGAAAAGATAACACTTACCCATATACCGCAAATACCTTTTATGTTCGCAATACTCGTGATCAAATTTTTAAAGTTTTGTTTAATAACAATTATGCAAACTCTACAATTGAACCGACGATTGATATTGATGGACAGTTACCAGAAAATCCATTTATCTTGACAGCTGATGGATATAAATGGAAATATTTGTATACTATTCCACCTGGATTAAAACAAAAGTTCTTTACAAATAAATGGATGCCTGTAGTAAGCGATCCTGCTGTAACAGTTGCATCTGTAGATGGTAGAATTGATATTATTAATGTTCTTTGGGGTGGTTCTGGATTCATCAGCGGAGGTAATAGTAACATTGCTTCGATATTATCGATAACTGGTACAGACGGCGTCGGTGCAAATCTAGTCGCTAAAGTTGTTGATGGTAGTATCGAAAGTGTATCTATTTTAAATGGTGGAAATAGTTATACTCGAGGCACTGTAACTGTTAATGATAACAGTCGTCTTGGTGCGAATACTCTCCCAGGAACCGTAAATGTTACTGGAACAACAGTAAGTAGTAATCTCTCAAATCTTTCATATTTTGTTGGAAATGTGAGAACGAACGATATCATCACAGTTAATGGGCAATCTAGAAATGTTGTTACAGTGGTAAACTCGACTTTCTTAACAGTTAATACTGGATTTAGTGATGCAAATACTCAAGTTGCGATTATAACTCGATCAAATCCTGTATTCGATCTACAAATCGGACCGCATAGAGGTCATGGGTCAGAACCAATAATCGAACTTCGTACACACAGTTTAATGATAACTGTAGAGTTAAATGATACGGAAAACGAAACAATTCCGATGAGTGATTCTACAAATTTATTCGATTTTAATCGTGTGGGCATTCTGCAAGATCCATTAACAGCGAATGGTGTAGTTTTTGCAAATGCGACAAATTATAGACTATCAACTCGATTATTGGTTAGCGATCCAGGAATAACCAATTTCACAAACGATGAGACGGTCTATACTGGTACTTCAATCGAAAATGCAAATGCTGTAGCAAATGTTGTACATTGGTCTCCAGGTGATAATTATTTGTACATAAATAACATTACTGGACGATTGACGGGGTCGCAGATTATCAAGGGTTTAACTTCTGGTGTAACAGTACCGATCCTTGAGATTGCAAACTCTGAGATTAAAACCTTTAGTGGTGATATAATTTATGCTGAAAATAGAACAAATATTGTTCGAAAAGATAACCAAATCGATCAAGTTAAGATCGTACTTTCATTCTAGGTAAAAATCTATGCAGTTTAATATTAATCCATACAATGATGATTTTGTGCAAAATGCGTTAGATAATAACTATATGCGCATTATGTTTAAGCCTGGTAGGGCTGTGCAGACCCGCGAGTTGACACAGATACAGTCAATCTTACAAAATCAGATTAAACAATTTGGAGACCATGTTTTCCAAGATGGATCTCCAGTTATCGGTGGTAATTTAACGCTCGATAATAAAACTACATTTATTAAGCTCCTAGAAACATTTGAAAATACAGATATCGAGGTCGAAGAATTTAACGGCACGGTGATTCGAAACACCTCTGGTACAGTCCAGGCAAAGGTTTTAGCAACGCACTTCCCAACCGACGGTATTCCGACGCTCATGGTTCGTTACATAACTGGTAATGAATTTATAGATGGAGATACAATCACTATTGCGGGAACAACAACAAGAGCGCAGTTAATTGCATCAAATTCAACTGGTTTCGGGACCATAGTTTCCATCAATGAAGGCGTGTTTTATGCTGATGGATTCTTTGTACAGGTCGGCAATCAAACCACAGTTGTTTCTGCATATTCAACTAGTGCAAATGTTAAAATTGGTCTAGAAATCAACGAAGAGTTTATTGATAGTGACATCGATGCAACTCTTTTAGACCCAGCACAAGAATCATTCAACTATCAAGCTCCAGGCGCAGATCGTTATCAATTTAGTTTGATTCTTTCGACGCGTCCTATTGATACAGTTATCGACGAATCAAAGTTCTTCGAATTAATGCGCGTTGAGAATGGCGCAGTTACAAAACAAGTTAAGTATCCAATTTATGCTGAACTTGAAAAAACGCTTGCTCGTCGCACATTTGATGAATCAGGCGATTATACTGTAAAACCTTTCCGTGCATCTCTTTTAGACGGAACAGACGCCAACAACTATACAATTTCCGTTGAGCCAGGAAAGGCTTATGTTAAGGGTTTCGAGTTTGAAACAATCGGGACATTAAAGATCGATGCACCAAAACCTCGCTCAGCATCAGATGTTAAATCTCTTGTCGATACAGACGTTGATTTATCTTACGGCAACTTTGTTTATGTAACTGCACTTCGCGGTTCAAGCAATGGATTCATTAATATTGCTGCGCTAGAAAAGATCGATGTTCACTGCGTCGACACATCAAAGGTTGCAGTTGGATTAGGAACATCGGCAAATTCTCAACTATATCAGAACACTCGTATTGGTTCTGTTCGTGTGAAGAATTTTATTCGCTCCACTGCTGATGCATTCGATTCAGTTCGAGACTCAAACGGCATCTATGCGTTGTACATGTCTGAAATCGCCATGGATCCAAAGGTCGTTAAAGTTACCGCTGCATCTTCAAATGCAAATAGCATCCGACTTTCTGACAAGATGTCCGCAGTTGATAATGCGTATCGTAATGTTTCAATAACAATTCTACCAGTTAGACTCGATGCAATTCCAAACGTCACAACAGCGAATGTATTTGCTGGATCTTATCGCCTAAACGCTAACTCTGCAGTTGCCAACGTATTCAATGGTGGCAATGTGAGCGTTGGTTCTATTATTCGAGTTGGTAAAGATATTCGTGAAGTTGTATCAGTAAATACGATTGGAGACTTCTTGACTGTGAATACAGAGTTCAGTCAAACAATCGTAGGAACAAACTCTAGCACAAATCCTTTGCAAGTATTGATTCAAACTCCATATAATCAAAATGTATCGAGCCAAACAAGAACTGTTCAACGATACGATGGAACTACAAAAACTGCATTCTTAGACACACCATTCGATAACAATGGTATTGCTGATGCAAACTCAGTTGTACAAATCGACTTTGATATGGCTCATGCTGAGTCATTTATTGCTGGTCCATCTGTGTCAAATGTTCTTGTTGCAGGCGCAAACGCCTCTATGAACATCTCTATTCAATCTCAAAAGACTGGTGGTGAAACTGTAGCTGAAGATAAATCGCGCAATGCAATGATCTTCCAACTCCCAGGAAATTACATCAAACGAGCCTCATTAAATAATGCTGATTATAACTACAATAAAATTGTTTTAAATCGATCAAATACTGGTACATCAAATATTTTTGCTTTGTCGCAGGGTGCAGGTTTAGAATCATTCGAAACCATCCCATTTGCAGACTCTACGAGAGCAATTCAAGATAATCTAATTGTAATTGTTCGTGATAATAATGGAAACACAAGTTATCCAAATGGCACAATGTTACAATTGACTGCAGCAAATGTTACAATAGCATCTCCTGCAACAACCATCACAATTGATACATTCGTTCCAGATATTCTAAAAGTTGATATTATTCTCACGACCAAGCAAAATGATTCTGAAGATAAAATTCGTAAGAAAAATTTCTTTAGTAATACAAATTATGTTGGAACACGAACTAATTTTACATATCCAACTACAGCAAGTGGAAATACAACAGTTACTATACCAAATCATGGTGTTGTTGCAAATGTTGATGTTGCAAATGGACTTATTTTCTTGACTGATGTCACTTTTAACTCGGTACGACCTGGCGACTCTATCTCTCTATTTGTGCCTGATGTTGTTAAGATTCGAAAAGTTCTTGCTGGCAACACAACACATCTACCAGATGTAAACAATGTAAGAGATATAACTGATCATTTCTATATTGATTATGGTCAACGAGATGATGTTTATGAACACGCAAAACTTATTTTAAAAACTGGTTTTGATAATCCAAATGCTAAACTATTAGTGCATCTAGATCTATATCAACATGTGTATATTAGTGGATCAAATGTTTCATTCTTCTCAGTTGATTCATATTCTGAGAGTAAATATGAATCTGGTTCAATTCCTATCTACAAATCATCAACAGGAAAAGTCTATTATTTGCGCGACTGTTTAGATTTTAGACCAACTCGCACTATCGGCGATGTTTCAAATTCATTTACAGTTCCAAATTTCCCATCTGTTGATGAGGTTTCTGAGTTGTCGTTGCAATATTATTTGCCTCGCATTGATAAACTTGTTCTTTCAAAAGATAAAGAATTTAGAGTTATTCAAGGTAAGTCTGCTCCGCAGCCTCTACCACCAGAAGATTTAGATGATGCTATGACATTATACACATTATATCTTCCACCATATGTGGCTGATATTCGTGAGATCAGAACAAAATATATCGAAAATCGTCGTTTTACGATGAAAGACATCTCTTCTATTGAGAAGCGTTTACAAAAAGTTGAATTTTTTGTCTCTCTAAATAATGTTGAAAAACTTGCATTGAGTGATAAGACTCAATATGAAGATGGTACTGAGAAAGAAAAATTTGGTATTGTCGGTGAGAATTTCAGAACCTTTAATATTGCAGATTTCAATAATGACGATTTTAGAGTTGCATTAGAAAATGGGTTCATGATTCCAACCATGAGAACTGTTCCACTTGGATTTAAACCTCTTTCTCTATCAGATACAACCTTAAATAAGAAAACAGTAAGTTTACAATTTACTGAAACACCAGCAATCTCACAACCTCTTGTCTCAAACAAGGGAGTTGGTGTGCAACCATTCTTGTTTGGTCAATTTAATGGCAGCGTTGAATTGAAGCCTGACACAGATTATTGGACAGCAGAAGATTTGAAACCAGAAATTATCTCAGTCCCAGAAAGAATCATTGAACACACAACTGTGATTCGTGATATTGTTGTTGAACCACCTTCACCACCAACTCTTCCAACTCCAACAAGTAATGCAAATACAGTAATTATTGTAACACCTGGTGGTGATCCACCGCCTCCTTCTGGAAATGTTGTGGTTACATTACCTGCGCCACCAGCTCCTGTAATTGGTTCCGATCAAGATGATACTGATCGAATTCCAATAAAAATTGACTATGATCCACCAATCAAATTCGACGCTGATCCATGGTGGGGTGGTATTCGTACTGATGGAATCGGCAGACCACCTCGTTTCTATGGAAATTTGTGGCAATTTGGTGGCACATTAGGTGGTGATAATTTATGGACACCAAGTTATCCAATTGAAGCACCAATGCAAATTGATCCAAATACAATACAATCTCCAAATCCTGTATCTTCTCAGCCAATAACGCTAGACAATGGAAATGGGGGTTTTACTGATGGATATAATCATATGGACACATTAGATGGTAATGTCAGTGGTGGTGGTGATGGTACATTCGATAATTATAATTACTCAAAGGTATAAAATTACATGTCAATTACAACTAATTACGGTAAATTGGTAGTAGATACAAGTCTTATTCCATACATTCGCTATAAGGATGTAGAATTTACAGCACATAACTTATTACCATTTACATTGGCTAAATTATTTTTTGATGATGTTGCTGTTAATAATTTTTGCCAAGCTGGTGGACAACTGCAACTAGATTCAAAGAAAATTATTACGATAAGTCGCAATAATGCCGTTGGTATCACTGCAACAGATATTGTTTTTCAGGGCACATCAAATACTGTTAATACATTTAATGGTTTAATTGAATCATTTAATTCAAATGATTCTACAGTTACAATTCGTCGTTTAAGCGGCGATTTTGATGAAACTGCTCAGCTGTTTATTGAGAGTGTAAGCACTGGTTCAGTATATGCAAACTGTAATGTTGTTTCTGTAACTAATTTTCAAACATCTGATTCTTTTTATCCAGGCGAAGGTATAGTTGCTCCACAACGCAATAATGCATTTGCAACTGTTATTGCTACATCTGGAGAAAATAATCTTTATATTAATCAAAATTATATTAATTTAAATGTTGATGCAGTCGGTGTTAATGTTCTATCGTCGATGAGTTCTGACTATAAAGATGGTGACATTGTATATCAAACAAGTAGCGGAACTAATCGTTATGACCAAGCAACATTTAAAGGTATTGTTCGTTTCTTCAATGTAAGCGGCGCAGGTTCTATTGCAATTGAGCCATATGAAGGCGTCGTTGTAGCAAATGCTAATTTTGCTGGATCAAATGTTCTTGTGCAGATGTGGAATGCTTCAACTCCATCATCGAAACCCCTTGCAGCAAATGCCTTTAATACTCTTGGTATTGCATCAAACAACTTTATTCGTAGTGTGACAAACACTTCTGTCAATATTAATGTGAGTTCATTTATACATCGTTCTGGTGTGATTGCAAATACATTAGCACCAAACACATCAACAGTGATGCTTGTTACAGGTAGTGGCAATAATCCTGCGAATGGTAACTTGATTTACTTCACAACTGGCACTGGTGTTGGCGAACTTCGCCGTGTTGTTTCGATTAGTAATGAGCAAGCTGTTTTAAATAGTGCTCTATCATTTACACCTACATCAAATACACATTATTCAATTGGTAATTTTGAAGTTGATCAAAATGGAACATTGTCTGGTATTTTCCATATTCCTTCGTATCCATCTTT